CTTTTCTACCAGCTTCTAAAATACAATTTTTAAAACTCATTTAAGACCTTTACAATTTTTTAAGAAGTCAATAGCTTTTTTATCATCAAATATTTCTTTCATAGCTTTGGAAATTGTTTCTTCTTGAATTTGTCCTTGTTCATCTAACCCATAAAATATTTTATATTCTGGATCTACGCTTGTGAGGATTTCTTCGATTTCTGCTGCTTCGCTTTCGTAGCTAAGTTCACCCACATCTGATTGTCTAACTCCTCGGTCTGCTTGTGCCGTTCCACCGATCTCTGTCGTAACTGGTCTATTTCCTTCGAGGTTAATTTTTTCGTAGCCATCGGCTACCTCCTTTCCTTTGTTGTAGTTTTGAATAGCTCCTTGGTAGGATTCTTGAATATATTTAGGATCAACAAATCTACCAGTTGCTTCAATTCTTTTTATATTCCTTATAATCGCTGTAGCTTCATCTACTTCTACATATTTAACTACTAAAGAATAATCGTATTGTTTAACAGCATCAACAATATTATCAATAGATCTACCACTACTACCAACAATAGGAACAATAATATTGTCGCCATTATTAAAAGCTCTCTCCATAATAAGAGATTGTATTTCTTTACTTTCAGCATGAACCGCAAAAGCACCTTTGCCACCCATATAATCATCAGCTAAATTAGGATGAATTTTAACATCATCAGAGTCTATAATAATAGCACCTAATTTTTTCTTTTGAGCATTTGCTACAGTAGATTTCCCTGAAGCTGGTAGTCCTATAAAAACAGTTAATTTTCTTTCTTGTTTTTCAGCACCCTCTCCATAGATATCATCAATAATTTTATCCCATCCTCTTTTGGTTTTCCATTCATCGCTAAATTTACCACCAGCTTTTTCTATTGTTGGTTTTAAATTTAAATCATCTATTTCTTTTCTAATTCTATCTATTTCTGGGTGATTAATTAATTCATCAGCTTGGTTTTTTAAAATCTCATCATCTAATTCGGATAACTCTGATAATGTCTTTGTAGATAAATCTATTTTCTTTAATATTGGTTTTTCTTTTAGTTTATTAAAAATATTATCAATAGCATCTTCAATAGATCCATATTCTTTATCGTACTGTGTTTGTCCATCTAATGGATCTTTAGAGCTTTCTAAATCAGATATATCTTCTGTTACTTTAGGTTTTTTAGTTTTGTCTTGGTGATATCCCTCAAGAAACGAATTGCGTTCAGCTCCGACTCCGCTATCCCTAGTAATATCTCCCTCTTTAATTCTTCTGGAGATAAACTCTTTAAAAGCTCTGACTGCTTCTTGTTTATTTCCAGCTTTGTATAGTTTGGCTGCTTTGGTGAGTTCATCGCTTATCTCTCCTTTCATATAAGCATTTTTCTTTACATATTCATAAAGTAATTCACTTTCCTTACCAATCTTTTTATTAGTTTTAGTATCTAATTTATTTTTACCTTTGCTAATAATATCGCCTTCATTATTAACTAAATACTTTGCTAATCTTTTATCTCTATTAATATCTTTTAAAGCCGTATCTAAAACAGTAGCTCTTTCATTAAAAAGTAATTCTCTAATAGTTTCTGTTCCAAATAAATCCTGGACTTGTCTTTCTCCTACACCTTGACTCAATAGATCTCTAACAGCAAATTCCATTTGTCTACCAGGCTTAATATTGCTCTTTGCTAAAAAATCCATTACTTGGATTTGTAATTTAGGATCTGTCACTAAATTGCCTACTAATGCTGCTATATCATCATTAATTCCATTGTTTAAAAAATAACCAAAAGCATCATCGCTAAGATTTGATAATTGAACAGCATTCCTCCATAATTTAGAAGTTGGAGAAATAGACTGAGTTAAATTTTCAATAAACAAATCGGATTGTCTTAAAATTTTAGCAACATCTACAGCAGATGCTGTACCAGTACGAACATTTTTTATCATAGCTCTAACCATTATTTGTTCTGGTTTATAGCCATCTGCCTCTCTATAAATGTTTGCTAATAAATATGGTTTTTGTTTTCCTTCTGCTTTAATCCTTTTAGCTAATCCTAGTCTTTGATGACCATCTGCAATTACATTTGTTCCATCTAATTTTTGATAAACCAGAACTGTTTCTGCTGAATCTTGATCCCAAACTTTTACATCTTTTAATTTTGTAGACACTCCGCTTTTTGGATCATAATCAACTTTTTTAAATTGAAATGTTTTTGCATCTACAGTTATGTCATCTGGATCTAATCTTTGATCTCTTAAAACTTTTCCTTCATCGTAATTTTTATCAAAATTGATTTTATTAATTGTTTCGTCATCTAAAGATATTGAATTATTATTTATAATATCCTGTCTAGCTTTTTGTATTCTTTCGTTGTGTTCTTTAACAGCTGGAATAGTAGATTCCATAGGATTGGTATTATCTACTATCTCATCTCCCTCTAAGACTCTTTGAGTTGTTTTAATAAATGGTTTTTTATAATCATCAGGTAATAATTCTAATACTTGTTTTTTTTCAGTAGTATTTAATTTGTCAATTTCTACATTAATAACATCTAAAACTTCTTTTAAACTTTCTTCGTTTTCCCCTTTGGTTTCTATAATGTCATTAATTTTATTAGCAATATCATTTATTTTTTTGTTTTTAGATGCTTGTAATCCTTTTACATAAATAGATTTAATTCCTTTAAACAAACCAGCAAAAGCAAATGTTCCAACAGCCGCACCACCAGCAGCCATTCCTATTGTCCATTTTGCTTCATTCCATCCATATTCTCCGTCTAAATGTTTATTATAATCAACTGCATTATATTGTATTCCAGTTTCAGCCAATCCAGCAACAGCTGCTTCCCAAAGAGCCATTTTTACTACAGCAGTTATTCCAACAGAGGCTGTGCCAAATGCAAAAGATAATGGCATAGCAGATAACAGAGCTGGATCTTTTATAGTACCAACAAAATCACCCCATGCACCTGGTTCAAAGAAAAGCCAATTCTTACCTTCATTAAATTCAGATGTTATCTTTTGTTCTTTTTCTAAAAATTTTAATTCATCTTTTAATTTGTTTTGGTAGTTTTCATAATTCAATAAAGCTAAATCTTCTTCTGAAAAAGCATTTGGATTTTGTTCTATTATTTTATTTATTTCACCAATCTTCCATTGAAGTCTTTCGTTGGCATGATTTGATCCAAAAACAACACGATTGTCATCTACTAAGTGACCAGTAAAAATATTACGATCAAATCCTTCTTGTTTGGGAGCTTTATTAGGTTCGTTGTAAACTTTTAAATTATTATTTTTAAGTTCTACTTTTTTGTTAAAAGAATATTCATTATAATATTTTCTATCTGTTTCTTCTATAAAATCGTGAACAATACTCGGTGATGTTATTTTAAGTCTATCATATAATATTTGATTAACCTTATCATCGTATTCAGCAAGACTTGCCATTTGTGCTGTAGAGCTGAGAAATTTAGTTCTATATTTTTCAGCATGATAATCAGCTTCCTCGTCTGTCCTTACCCTGTAAGCTGTTTTATCATTAAAAGGATCATTTCTATTAACTCCTTTTTTATCTACGATAATATCAAATTGTGCCATAGTTTTTTAAATACTCTGCTTCCTTTTCTCGTCTGGTATCATAATCATCACCAAACTCTAATAGTTCATGGTAAACAGCATTCCAATTATTATCAGTTGCGTGTTTAATAAAACTAGGTGTTCTTCTATAACTACCATATTGAAAACCAACAGATACTAAAACTGTGGCTTGACCTTGATCCAACTCATCAAAAGGTACAACTGGATCATAAGACTCATATTGTCTTTTTAAATCTTTTGCGTAAAAATGCCTGGAGCATTCGTCAATATGATCTACTTCATCTTGATCCAAAACCAATGAGTCTGCAAAGGCTTTAGCTTGATCTCCATGTAAACCAAAATAAGGTTTTAATTTATCTATAATTCTTTGGTCTATACCAATAGCCTGGCAAAAAACTTCATTCTTTTCTTTAAGATCAAATCCACTAGCAATAGTCACACCAGAATTACTGGTAGGTTGATATCCTTGTTTGATACCATGTCCTTCTAATTCTTGTATAAATTCCCAATCTATATTTATCATGGTACATTTTTTTCTATATCTGGTAAATCTTCTTTTCTAACTATCTTAGCACCTTGCATCAAATCTACAGCTATCGCACCTAAATTAAATATTATAGGCTTTCCTCTTTCATCTTTATAGTAAGTAACATTAAAGTATTTTGGATTGCCTTTTGTTATATAATATTTTCCTCTATCAATAGTTTCAAAATGAAATACATCTTTTAAACCGCCATCTTCATTTAAAAAACTTTCAATGGGAATTTCATTTCCATCTGGATCTACTGGTAGCTTTCCATCTACAGCTTTATTTAGTAATTCTAAAGTAAGTTTATCTTCAAATGTTTCTTTTAAAGATGGTAATGCATCACTAAAATCTCCGTTAGGCATATTACCTGGTAAAAGAATATAATTATCTTCTTGGAATTGAACAAAACCACCAAAAGGAACACCCTCTCTAAACTCTAATCCAGAAGCCATTTGAACTGCTTTGGAATAAGCATCTCTTATTTCTGATCTACTTCCATTTGTTATATCGTTTTTATTTTTCATAAACATATCCATAAAAATTAAATCTGCCGCAGCTGTTATGTTTGTTGAAGTTTGAGGAAATTGATTTTTAAAATCTGGAGATATAATTGTATTTAAAATATTTAATCTATCTTTATCTTCAAAACCCCTATCTTCTTTAAAGACATTATAACTATCTATATTTGCTTTATCTTTACTTGCTATATGACCATCTAATATAGCCATTGTGGTTTCTGTTTCACCGCCAAACAACATCATACTTAAATGTGACATTCCAGGGTTGTCTATATTTAATCTTTTTAAAACTTGACCAGCATCATTTCTAGCAACTTTATAAATATTTTGTAAAACACTAGAAATCTTATCTCTGTCATTTCCTTCTAAAATAGACTTAATAATTATTTTTTCATTCTTTGTGAAATATTGAACATCTAATCTTGGATCTAATTTGTTTCTAGCTTTATGAGCAATTTGATAACGACTATAATAATCTTCTATTGACAACTCTTGTGTTAAATCAAGCTCTGGAACAGCCATATTTTCTTCAATCTTTTGATAATAACCTAACATATTATCATCTAATTCTTCATTCATTGAATCTAATATTGTATTCATGTTTTTTAAAAGATTTTCTTTAACAGCTACACGAATAGGATCGTCTAATTGATTTAGGTTTTCTCGCTCAATCTCGATTGCATCAATTAAATCATTCCTGGTATAATTTTTGTAAGAATCAATTAATCCAGCATTTTTGTAAAAAGCATCCAATTCAAATATTTCTTGTTTTAAATTACCTAATCCAGCAGCTTCTGCGATAGAACTTAATTGTTCTGCTTTGGTTATTGCGTCATAAACCATACTAGTATTTATCATATCTCCTTCTTTTAAAGGATCTGTTAAATCTTTTAATTCTGATTTAGTAGTTGTTAATAAAGTTTTAATATCAGCAACAGCAGATTTTGCTGCTGCATCTTTTTTTCCTAAAGCTCTATCGCGTAATGTTAGTAAATTATCTGGACTAATCTTATCATTATAATAACCGCTTTCTAAATTTTTTAAAAATAAATCGTGATTATCTGTAATTAACTTTTCTGCTTTTAATAAATGAACTTGATCTTTAATAGTGTTGTAAAAATCATTTGGTAATCCTAAGCCATCTGAGTTTCCATCTTTAATTAAAGTTTCAATATTCATCCAGGATGAATTTTCTAATGCTGTATTTCCTCCAGCATGAATAATTTTATTTGTTTCGTATTCAATATTTTTATTTAATGTTTTAATTCCATCTTCTCTAATGTTTTTCCAAACAGATGATTGAACATTTAAATATTCATTATTATAAATCTCATTTGTTTTAGCTTCGAATATTTGTTTGACAACTGGATCTTTTGCATTTGCGGATAAAGCAGATACTAAACTCGTATGTCCATTTTGAAAGTCTTGTAAAGCTGTATTTGTATTAGGATTATTTTGTGCATTAAAACTTAATTCGTTTAATCCAGATGTATTTTTATCCCCTTTTAAATATAGATCTATAAGTTTAGATGCCTCTGTTTTTCTTTGTAAAGATTTCTGTGCTTCATAAAACCTTGTTGAGATTTTTTGAACATCACCAGCTAATTCTGCTGCTGCCTCAAATGGAGCTGCTGCCGCAGATGTAATATCTGGAACTGGTCTTGCTCTTGTACCAGTCTGCGATGTAGGTGCTGTTTTAACTGTAAATTCTGGGATCTGTACCATTATAATCCAGCATATTTATTAATTGACATAATATCTGATGCTCCTCCTAATAAAGTTCTACCAGCCTGGAAGTATGATCCAATGGCTCTTTGTCTACCAGTATAGAGAGCTAATTGACCTTCCATTCTGGATAATACCGCAGCTTCTCTATAATCACCAGCTTCTATTGTTGAGTTATATTTAATATTTGCTTTTTCTATTTCTGCTTCTGTTAAGTATTCTTCCATAACAGCCAATGGTGTTCCCCTGGAGATATCTACGCCAGAGAAAGCATAAGCTCTTTCTACACTTGAAAATGTTTTGTTAAAATCTCTTTGAAATCTTTTAAGGTTATACTCACCAATTTCTACAGCTCTCTCAGCTTTTTGATTATAAATATCAGCATTTTGTTGAGCGATGGTGTTTTGATATTGTGCGGATGCCTGTGCTGCTTGACCAGCTTGAATACTGGCTACTGCACCGACTGCTGTTGAAGCTGCTATTACTGCTGGTAATCCCATTCTATTATCCTTGCATACCTTATATGATCCTGATTTGAAACATATTTTTTCATTGTTCCTTCACTTTTTAAACCTAGCCATTGTGCAAAACGATGACCAAGTTTAAAGTCTTTTTTAACAGCTGTCTGTAATCTTACTACTTTGTTTTCTTCAATCAACTGTTCTAAACCTTTCTTGACAGCTCTCGCTGCGGCTAAGGATAATCCCAAATCTTATTAGATGCGATTACCCATCCTTCGTAAACACCTTCCCATAACAAGGTAATACCACCAGATACAATACACTCACCATTACAGACTGCGGTGAATGCTTGACCTGGTTGTTCCAGGTTGTGTAAATGTTCTTCCCAGACTTTATCTATCTGGACAATCGGATCATTCATAATACCCCTTGTCATCATCAAACCATGTTCTGTCTTAAATGGAATGATTGATAAATTACCCTTCATTTGTTGTAACCCTTGGATAAATACCTATGATGTTTAACGGCAAAGCCTGTGTTTGTCGTACATAGATATATCCATCGGTTTCAAAATCTCCTCTAAACTCTACTTGTTTATCTCCAGTAAATGGTGGGATTGCTACATCCATTAAATTAGAACTAGATCTAAATGGTATTCTTTCCATATTTTCCAAATCAGATCCTATCTCTACACCTACTGAATTTAATAATCTAATAGTAACATCATGGATGCGTTTTGTTTGACCTTGAGCAACACCTTCCGCAGCTCCAGCTTCAATACGCATTGTTTGTAAAATACTATCGTAAGGTAAACCAATACTAGCTTTGGTAACACTTCTATCCAGGCTAATAGATCCATTTGAAACAGTCTTTCTAGGGTGGGTTGCACCATCGGCTAATACTGCTACTTCTTGACCTTCTAAATGATCTAATCCAGATATAGTTGTGGTTGCAGATCCATTATATTGGAGTCCACTATCTACAAAGAAAGCATCAGCAATATTTGTTCCATAATCATAATTAGTTAAATATTCTACATATCGTCTAGTTGTTCCATTGATAGTTCTTTTAACGACCATGTATAAATCATCTTCATCCGCATCTCCTGGTATAGTTGTCAGGTTTTCTACATGACCAAAACTATCGGAACCGAATGATCCACCTACTTCGTGTAAATGCCATCCGACTACATCTTCAGCTCTTTGATAGGTTAATCCAATTAACTTACCATCTAGTCTTGCACCCCATAGAATACTTTCTGGTTCTTGTTGATAAGATAATTCTTTAATACCTGACTCAGTAACATTCTCTGCTAGGATGGTCATATCTGGAGCAACATAAGAGTCAAAATCAAAACTATAAGTTAATTCTCTAATTTTTCTTTTAGCTCTCTGTAAAAACATGGTGACATTCGCAATTTGCACCGCATCAATATTAGCAGCTCCATAAGATGTTTGTTTTTGAATTTGTATATTGGTGGGTGTAATTGGTTGTGTTGTACCAGATGCAGATACCACAAACTCACCACCGACTGTTCCAGCAATTAAAGATCTTTGAGCTGATAAAAATCTAATACTATTAACTTTGTTAGAAGCAATCGTATAAATCATCGCTGAAGTATCAGTAACAGAAGTATGATATCCATCATCAAAATTTTCATATTCATTAACTTTAGAAAAGAATAATGCCTGGGGTTCTTCAGTTGTACCAGCAAAAACTAATCTTTGTTCAAAAAATGTTACAGAGGATGGATGTCCTGTCGTATTAGAAAACGATCCTAAAGCAAAATCAGTAGTAGCTGATCCACTTCCTAAAGATACCTTACAAGTAGCAGTAACATGAGTAGCATCTATAAATGCAGTGATAATTAAATGACCACCATTTAAATGAATAGCTCTACCCACATCGGTTGATTTAAATCCAGCACCACTGTTAATTCCTGTGGTGGAAGAAGCGGTAACAGTACCAGATGATCCCACTGTTGTTGTAGAAGTAGATAAAGTTGTTGTTGTATCGTTATGAGGTTGAAAAGGAGGAACATCAAATTCTACTTCAGTTAGAAGCCAATTTGTATGACCAGTCCTAGATAGTTTTCTGACGGCATAATTTGGATGTACGAGATACATAATATCAGCAGATTGTGCAAACTTGATAGCATCTAAATCGGCTGCTGCATAAGGGGAAGCTATTTCATAAATGCGATAAGCATTACCACCACTAACATAGGCAGTATAACTAGTAGAGTTGATGTTATTCCCATCAACATCCTGTAACTCAAAAGTATTGGTGGTTGTGTTAGCGACTTTAAAAGTCTTTCCATTGACTTCCACCATTCCTGTAACTGAACTAATAATGACATGATCGCCATTGTTATATCCATGCGATGTTGAAGTGACTACTGCTGGATTAGCTTGGCTGATGTTCGTTATTGTCTTAGCTGTTTCAGTAATAATTCCTTTGTCTTTGTAAAAACGAATATACTGATCTCCAAACTCCAGTACATAAGTTTGAACTGTAGAAAATTCAAAAGGTATTAATCTAACTGGACTAGAGCTATCTTTAACTTCCTGGATAAAAGCCGTACCTGGTCTGCGTGAAGCTCCACCATGAGTTTGAATAGTGAAATTAGTAATGGTCTTTGCACCATTATAATATTTCTGTAAATCTGTTCTTCCGTCTAACCTGGGTGATAATTGACCAGCGGTAAAGTTGGTGTAAGCAACAGTTTGTCTTGGCATTTAAAACCTCGAATTAATAAATGTTGAACTGTCTATATAGTCTGGTGTTCCTTCGGTTGCGCCTGCGTGTCTAGCTAATCTTAATTTTTCTGCATAATCTTGTTTAAGAGCTACAGCTAAACTGGTTGAACTGGTAATCGCATAACATAACTCAGCTGCTAATCTTGCTACAATCGACTCAATTAATAAACTATCATATTGTGTAGGATCTGTAATTCTGGCTGAATAGATTAAATATACTGTATCTTCATCGGTTAATATTTTTCTACCTTCTACTTTAAATTTTTGACCACCATCGACATTAGAAGTTGATCCATCGTGATAACCGCCTGTTGATAAAACTCTAAGACAATCACTCGGCAGTTGATATTGATAATTATATTCGTGTGTTGGACTAGCTGTATCTCGAGCTAGTTGAACTCTTTTAACTAAACAATTCCAGGTATGCTCTCTAAAGACCGCATCTCTTAATGGTTCATATCGTTGATTACATAATCTTGCATTCTTACTATCCTCGGTTAAGGCAGTAATATTATTAGCACCTAAAATATTAAGTGCGGAATTACAAATTTCTACTACTGAAGTCATCCTATCATCGTCTTTCTGTTGCTTTGTTTGTTATTGTTTGCAAATTTTCTTGCAGCTTCTTTACTGCCAAAACCCCAGGCTCGTAATGCCAAGGCTAATCTAGTTGGATCACCATTTGGTTTTTTCATCCCACCAGACATTCCAGCAAATCTAGCTGCAAAAGAAACTCGTCTTGGATTAGTTCCAGTTTTAATTGGAGCTTTTAAATTAGATCCTTCTGTTTTTTTATAATAATCTCTACCAGCTTGATTGAGTCCACCAGATTCATTTTGATATTTTTTAGCTACCATTTTACCCAATCATTGTTTTATTTTTTGTTAATTTATTAGCTTTCTTTAAATCAGCTTCTGTTATCTTTTTCTTATCTCCAGCTAAAGCTGCTAATCTTTTTTGTTTTGGTGAATATTTTGAATATGGCATAGTTTATCCTATCATAGTTTTTTTCTTTTTCTTAGGAAATCCAGCTTTCATATTTGCATAGGCTTCATTAGAAATAGTTGATTGAGATTTTGGTCTGGAAGTACCAGCCTGTTTTCTCTTGTTGATATTATAATATAAACCTTTACTTGCCATTGTTTCTCCTTTTTACAAGGGGAGCATAAGCTCCCCCTGGTTAAGTAGATTACTCGTCACAAGCGATTTGTACAACTTTATCTTCTTCCATTCTAGTTGCACCGATTGCCATAGAATAGTAAACCTGAGTTGCATAAGACTTGTCTGCTCTTTCATCAATACGAGCTGTTACATCCTTACCGATAGCAAGTTTGATAGCATCTTCTGTGAAAGCATAGCAAAGTCTGTCGTCTGTGTTAGTTGCATCAAAGCTCAATCTTGTTGATGGAATAAATTCAAATCCCAAGAATGAATTGATTGAACCTTGAGCAAGAGCCTTAACTGTATTGTAATCTGAAGATTTAACTTCAGTTGTGTTCAATAAGTCTTGGATCTGCTTTGGACCACATAACATATATCTTTTGATTGAAGGATCTACACCCGCATTATCTAAGATATACTTTGCTTCAAGTAGTTTAGCTACTGTTAGACCATCTGTCTGAGAAGCAGAATAAGGCTTCTGAGAAGCAGGTAAAGCAACTGCTGTACCACCAGCAACACCAGTATCTGCTGATCCGCCAAGAGCAGAAATGATAACATCATCCATCGCTCTACCCATCGCTGCGGCTGCTGCTTTAGCGTAGGAAGAAGTTGGATCAATTAACATTCTTACTTTGTCAAGATCGTCAATCAGATCAGCCCACTCGTAGTCAGCGAGTGAAACTCGTCTGCGAGAGTGGGGTGTATCTATTTGAGGTGTGTTGCCATGTCGTGAGGATCTTACTTGAGCTGTGACTGCACCAATCTGTTCGAAGAAAGCATTCTTACCTTTGATTGTTTCAACATCAACAGCTTTTCTAAGTAAAGAACCCATTTGTTGTGAAAGCATAGTTACATTTGAACTATACTGTTCCACAAATGCTGTAGTTATTTGAGTAGACATTTTTGTCTGTTCCTTTCTTATTTGTTGTTGTTATTACTTTCTTCGATAAATTATCCCTAAAAGGGGTTTACCTTCATTTTACATCTGATAGATGCCAGTCTTTCCTAGTGTCACCAGAGTCCTTGCGGATTATTCTGGAGCTATTCCATGCTTCATATTCTGGAGCATGTGAACCTCTTGAACAGCTGCATCGTGTCCAGGATGTTTCTTATCCCAATAGGGAGTTCCTGGAGCTGTTAGTTTTTCTATCTCTCTTTGAGCATCTTGTGGAGTCATTGTCAAATCATTTTCTGATGTCATGTTATCTTCAGAAAAGTTCTCGGCAAGAGCTGCTAGAGCTTTGATAAACTGTGGATCATTCCCTAACAAATTACCATTTGCTAATTTCTGATCTTTTAATTCTTGAGGAAAGTATGTTTTAAAAACAGTATCAGCTTGTTGTACTTTCTTATCAAAAGCCAATCCCCATTCTTTCCTTAAATCCGACTCAGCGGTTTCTCTCGCAACTTGATCTTGAGCTGCTAATTGTTGTTGTCCGCTTTCTGATAGTTCACCATAAAAGTTTAATATCTTATTAGCCTGATCCGCATTTAAACCAATAGAGTGAGCTACTTGTTTAAATTGTTGTAGTCCTGGATCATTCGCATCAATAGATGTTTCTAATTTATATTCTTTAGGATCAGATGGTCTGCCTAATTTTGAATAAATTACTTCCCAATCTTCTTGAGTAGAATGTTTTCCAGGTATTGGAATTTTATCCATGCCAATCATTTTTTGTGCATGAACCAGGCTTTTTGCCAAGTCACCCACATTTGTAAAATTCTTTAATGATGGCTCTGCTCTTAGATCCTCTGGTAACTGATCTAAAAAAGTTACACCAGGATCTGCCGCTATTGTTTCTTGTGTTACTTCAGATTGCTGTTCGACAGCAGTTGTCTGTTCTTCACTCATTTTATTTTCTTCTCCTTAATTATATTTTTAATCATTAAAACGACAGATCTTTGACCTTCCAGATATGCCATTTCTAATGCGTCTTTGGAATAAGTAGTTTTGTTTTGGTGAAATCTACTTTCTAAATCTTCTATTACTTTTTGTCCTTGTGTTGTACCAAAAGTAATTTTGTAGTTTTTAATAAGATCTTCTACTACTTTACTATCCACGATTTAGTTCTTTCACTAACGGAGCTACTTTTCCACCAGCTTCAGCTAGTTGCATTTCCTGTTGCTGTTGAGCTGCTTGTTGTTGTGCGGCTGCTCTTTGCTGTCGGATTGCTTGTACTTCATCCACTGATCGGATCACTTTCGATGGTACACCTAACACACTTGCTAAGTGATTAACCATGCGGTCACTGTCAATGAAATCCATTACTGGACTCATCTGTGACATCGGAGTGATAATCTCTAAGGTACGAAGTATTGCCTGGACATCACCTTGTTTCTGAGATCTTGCCAATGGTGATACATATTCGATATCAATGGTTTGACCTTGAAGTTCTTCTGGTGCTGGAGGTAATATTCCTTTCCTTAGGAGAATATTAAAAGTTCTATTAATCAAAGGCTGTAACATCTCTGATTGTAATCTCCCTAGTACGGGAGCTAGTAATCTCATCTTTTCATCATTACGCTGCATGACTTCCGTTGCAGTCATCTGAATATTTTGTGACATTAATAACTGGTCGATGTAGTAGGCTTGTTTAATGGCAGTTCTTCTTTGTTCTTCAATATTTAAACCTAAAGGTGTATTCGCTCCAATGTTTAAAGGAGTAATGGTATCTCTTGAACCACTACGATAAAAGTTTAGTCCACCTGGTTGTGTTCTTACGGGTAAAACAAAAGAGTCATCAGGCACTAACAATGGTGGATCTACCATTTTCTGTGCAGCCTTAATTGTTGTTTCTGCCATCTTGTTAATCATTTTAATATCAGGTAATGCAGTCATAGATGGTGATCTACCATAGATCTCATTACTAGATTTTAACCATCTTGGTACAACAAATGGAAATTCTCTAAATCCAGAAATATTAATAATAGTTCCATCTTCATCGTAATAAACAGAACTAAATTCCATTGTTTTATTATTG